ATAAATCTTCTAATTTTTTGGTCATGGTAGTATTATTTATCGGCGTTTGTTGCCTTGGTGAAAAATATCGGTTTCGTTGATCACTCTAAATCTTAATCCTTTTTGTCTACACCACACAGTGGCAGCTTCCCATTTGGCTTGATTTAAAATATAACTGGCTTGATTGTTTAAATTTTTTCCTACTTTTTCTCTCAATGATTGATTTTGAGGTTTGATTTCAACTATTTCTGCATGCTGTTGTCCACCCTTGTCCACATAGTTGATAAAAAAATCTGGCACATATATGGTATATCTTCCAGTCAAAGGATTTCTGTAAGGTATTCTCACAGCTTCACTGGCCCACTTGGCAATGGCAGGACTTTCATCACAAAATTTCATAAAAGCAAATTCCCAACTGGATCTATACAAAGGATCTTTGGTGCCCATGTACTTGTCAGGATTTTTAAGATTAAATTTACCTTGAGCAAAACGTCGAGGCATCTGATTATACCACTATGTTGCGTTTTTCAAATTGGTTTTGTGTGTTGTTGATTTTAAAACCTAATGTAGAAATTTTTGATCTGTTCACATTTAATATTTCAGCCACAATGTTACTTAATTGTAAATCAGTTAGTCCTTTCAAAGTGTCCAACAATTGAAACACATTCACGTTGTCTAATTTAGCTTGTTGTAATAAAATTGTAGATACATTTACTGCTGCTGTCTTGTCAAAATTTCTTTTTTCAAAAAATCCTATCACAGCATCTATTTCACCAGCTGGTAAACTTATGGGTTCAACAAAATATTTGTCAAAAAATGTTTTGACTGGTTGAGCACTATCAGTGTTTGTGGTTGGAATGTTATTTGTATTATTGGCCATAAATTATCTCTTTTTTAACACAGCAGTGGTCACATTATTGGCCACAGGTGTATTTTTTGGAAACACAGTGTTGGCCACACCACTCACATTGGTGTTTCCTACTCTTCCGATTCCTTCTTTAATTATGTTGTAACCTTCTTCACGCAATCCTTCTTTGTTTAATTTTTTTAAATTTCTAATACGATTGGCACTTTGTATCACAGTTCTTAAAAAACTTCCAGATCCTGCTCCACCGCTTTCAATATCACTGAAAGCACTTTTGTCACCTCCCAAACCAAACAATCCACTCAATACTCCTCCCACACCAAACACACTGGTGGTTCCTCCGCCTGCCAAAGATAAAGGACTTGGAGTTTTATCATAATGTCTTGTGGCAAAACCTTTGGGGGCCGAACCAGCAGTAACTGGACCTCTGCTCATAAACACTGATTCATATTCAATGGTCATGCTGTTGGCGGCCGGATCGTTGCTGCCGTAAGATAATGTGTCTCCTTGCCAACCGGTAATCAATGGATTGACTAATGTGTAACAAGTGTATCTTTTTCTAGCCATTTGATAAATTTGTATGCTGGTGAAAAAAGGTTCAAATGCATCTGAATCCATTCCATATCTGTATTTGTTTACATTTTCTCCTGCAATAGTATTTCCTCTGTTATATTCTATGGGAGTGGTGCTAGATATAGTTTTGGTGGCATCTTTTTTGCCATAGTTTCCATCTTTGAAATAATATTGATAATACATCTGCCACATGGCTGTGGTTATGCCATAATTGTCATCATGAAACACTATGGTCACAGGATCATAATCTATTCTTGTTTGTAATTTTCTTTTTTTATTGTATTGATTTTTGGTCACAGTCTGTATGGAATATTTGGGCAAATCCACAGATTTAACCAACATATTTAATTCTTCAGTGACTGTGGAATTAAAATTAGGAATTATTGCTGCTGCTTGAGAATTGATATTAAATGACACATGATAAAGAAATTTTTGTTTTGGTGCCAGTCTAAAACTGTCATCCACAAACAATCTTTGCCCATGTTGATAATCTGCAAGATTACCTTTGGGATTCAAAGTTCCTTTAAAAAGATTGTCTAAAAAAGGTTTTAATACATTTGGCATACTAATATTTATGTGTTGTAAATCTATGCTGCTAAAATAAAAAAAGGGGCCATTTAGACCCCTTTTTAGAATGTTTTTAAGGATTTAATTACTGTCCACCGCCTGTAGCAAGAGTGTTAATAGTTCTTCCAATAGCTGTGCCGATTCCTGTGCCTTGTGGTGTTTGAATAGCGTTGTCATATCTGATAGATAATGTCACGCTGATAGGATCGTTGGTGTTGTAAGCCAATGTGTTGTAATTTGCTGAATCTACATAGCAACCATACAATTCAAAAGTTTCTAAAATGTTAGCAGCGTTGGCTCCGTTACCACCATCTAATACTTCAATTCTGGTTACGAATTTGTAATCAGATCCTGAAGCAGCAGCTGATTGTTCATAGAAATCAAATTGTTTCTGTAACTGTTCGCCCACTAATTTTTGTACGTTGTTGTTGACATCTTCTCTTAAATTTAATGTGATAGGTTCCCAAGTGTGTTTACCAGCAAGATAAACTTTAGAGTTGTACACATCCAATGTGATGTTTTCAAAACTCACGTTAGGTCTTGTGACATCAATCACTTGTTTGGTCAATTCTGTTGTGGGAGTTGATACACCAAAGTTTTCTAAAGTTACTCTAAAACGATACGATAATTTTGGCATCAACAGACCTTGATTGCCTGCACTTGCGTTGCTGGCCAAAGGAACTGTTAATTTAGATAGTGTAGATATACTCATTGTTTCTCCTATTGCTAGTATTTATAATATTATTATAAACCTGATATTTCTCCTGTGTTTTTCAAACGTAACGGTATGTAAATGAACTCAACCGCTTTGACTGGTTCAATTGCTATGTCCAAGTACAATTCATTACGATCTATTCTGGCTGGAGTATTGTTGGATTCGTCGCACACCACGATAAAGTCGTACAGTGCTCTTTGTCCAACTAGCTCTAGCAATAAACTTTCTGCTTGTTGTTTGATTTCATCTCTAGTGATTTTATCATTAGGTTCAAACACATATGGTTTAGCCAATCTATTCAATTGACTTCTTAAGTAGATAACCAATCTAGCAACATTGATTCTATCCAATGCTGAAGCATTTCTAGCTCTAGTTTTTTGTCCGTAGTTAACTAGACCAGCTCCAGTAATAAATGTGATTGGATTCACGTTGCTTGTGTACAATGTATCTCTTTGACCTTCATTCAAAGCCACAGAAACAAATTCACCTTCTGAACTGATGTAACCTGCTGCTGAAGCATTAGTGATTGTGCCTCTTCTAGTACCTGCTGGAGCAAACCATGGATAAGAAACTTGATCACTTAGAGCAAAAGTTCTTAATATCATGTGACTGGCTGGTACCACAATGTCATTGCCGAAATTGTCGCTGGTGAATCCCGATGGATAAAACACACCCATGTATTCATCGTATGAAACTAATCCGGTATCACTGTCTTGCACTGCTTGATTAACGTTGGTTGCCCACTCGTTCAATGAAGTAGCATCTGGAGTTAATCTGAATGGTGAATCTCCTATAACAAAAGCACTTAAACCTCTGTCATAGTTTAATGATATCATTTCGCTGATTAATTCTGGATAACCAGGACATGCTATTAAATTGAATATTCTAGAAGCATCATCTCTGATTTCATCATTGTTGTTTACCACTGCTTGTAATTTTTGTACTACAACTTTTCTCTGAGCCAATCTACCAAAGCTACCTGCACCATTGGTTTGATTGCCAGATTCTAACACCCATCTATGAGGATAGTATGCAGTCATGTTTTCATCACTGAATCTAGTATTTTGATCATTGATGTCAATGTAATTTCTCACAAATCTTTTCACATTGTATCCACTTCTACGTGTGTTGAACAACAACATGCCTTTTGGATATAATGCTGGATCTGGAGCATCAAAATCAACAAAGTTAGAAGTCAATAAAGACTCAATAGTTGCTGCTTCATCGCTGCTGGCTCCTGAAGTGCTGTAACGTGCATCAGCAAATATGATACCATTTTCTGTGGTTTGATCTGAATTATCAATCAAAGTCCATAGAGTGGTTGTTGCATTGTATCTGTAAATTTGAGGATAATTTTCTAAATCGCTAGTGTCAATCCATAAATCACCAGTTACTAATATTGTGCCATCAGATTGTTCTGTTGGTTTGGTTGCTGATACAATAGGTCCAAGTGGATCAGCATTTGGAAACGCTGCTGCGTCTCTGTAACCTTTCCATGTGGTTCCATTGTGATACATAATATCTGCTTCGTCTACCACAGAGCTGTACCATAATTGACCATCTGCAGTCAAACTGGTTGGAGCATTGGCTCCTGCTGTGTAAGATAAAATTTTCCAATTGGTTGCTCTTAATACCACTGGATTGGTTGATCCATCAGTAGCATCATCATAATATAAGTTGGTGGTTACACCTGCAACAAAACCTGCTAAACTTAATAAATCACCTGTGTCAGTGATTTTGATATCTCCGCTGGTGTTGTGCGATATAACAACTCTATTCAAACTATCAACACTTGCTTCAATGTTGGTAAATCCTTGAGCATTGATTGCGTTGGCAATTGTGTCTGCATCACCTGATGCTCCCACTGTTGTGATAGAGAAAGTTGTGCTAGATCCCAATGATTCTTGACCAACTAGTGATTCTTGCATGGTCACACTGTAAGTGCCAGCCACACACTGAGTGGTGATTGCACTGGATTTAATAATAGTTGCTCCAGCAGTTTCTTTTCTTTGAATTATGAAATCAATTTCATCACTGCCATTGTTGGAATTCACATACAATGATCCCACAGGAATATTTGATCCACCACCTGTTCTGTCTAAATTGTACAATGCAGATTCATGTGAGTTGTAAATTGGAGCAGAAACATCTTCCCATAGATTGGTTGTTCCATTGAATTTTTTAATTTTAAATTTAGCACCAAGATTTGGAGTTGTGGTTTTAATCCATAAAGATCCTGTTGGTCTTGGATTAGAATCTGTAGATTTAAACGCAGGAATTTGTGTGTGAGGTTGAACCACTACTGAAGGAATGTAGTAAGTTTTAGCAACCAATCCTAAATCTGCTAATAAAGTTCCAGCAGTTGAAGCTAAAGTGATATTGCTTGTGGTTGAAAAAATTGCCACTGCACTGTCAATGTTAGCAGCAGTAACTCCAGAAATACCTGCAGAGTTAATGTTGGAAATTACTTGAGTGTATGAAGTTCCTGTGATAGGCGTTCCATTGATAGTGAAAGAACCTGATGTAACTAACACATTTTGATTAGATCCTGTTGCTGTTGCATGACTGGCTTTCCAAGCAGTTGATCCAACTCGTACCCAAGTGCCTAAATAATTTTTGTAATATAAATCATTGAAAGTTGTTGTGGCATTGATAGCATAATCTCCAATTTGTCCCACTGAACCTTTAGGAGTATTGCCTGCAGTTTCACCTACCAATTGTTCAACGTCTGTGATCACAGTTGGAACTTGGTTAGTAAATGTTTGACCTCCTGTAGAAGTGATAGGATTTGAATTCCATTCAAATATACCAAACAAACTGTTGGCAGTATCGAACCAATATGTTCCAGCAGCTGGTGTGCCAGCTGGTGCTTCTGCTGATGCTTGTAATTCTGCTAGATCAACATCTGCTCTTACCACGTAAGCTCTGTTGCTTACTCCTAGGAAAGAATATGCTGCTTGTAAACCGTATTCATTCAATTCACCACCGTGAATTGGATTGTTGTTTGAATCTGTGTAGAAGATAGGGTCACCGAATAAATCACTCAATTCTCTTTGAGAAGTTACAAGATAAGGTTTGCCAGCATTAGCTGCCAATGTTCCTTGTGCTGTGCCTGTGCCAGAAGAGTTTGCTTTGTCCTGAGCAGAGGTAACAAATATCATTGGAACCGTACCTGGTTCCGCTGGTGTATAAAAACTTTCGTCTATTACTGTAACTTGTACGCCCGGTGATACTAGTGCCATATTGTTTTCTCCTATCTATGACTTATTTGAATGTATTTATTCTGATAGCTCAAAAATAAGCCTAATTAACCCCAACAAAAAGGGCCAAAAAAGGGCAGCTAAATACGGTATGAGACCTTTGTGCAAAGCCTGTAAACAACGCCCTTGTGCTGTGAATTATCACAAAGCAAACAAGGTGTTTTATAGATCCCAGTGTGAACAGTGTGTGCGTTACAAAGGCAAATCCATGGGTATGCCCAAATGGCAACAATCAGGATATGTTAAAAAAAATGAGTGTGATAAATGCTCATACAAAAGCAAACATGCTCAACAATTCAATGTGTTTCATGTGGATGGTAATCTTAACAATTGTAGATACAACAATTTAAAAACAGTGTGTGCCAACTGTCAAAGAGTGCTGCAGGCACAAGGCATCAAATGGGTGCAAGGAGACCTTGTACCTGATTTCTAAGAGCTTGTATAGTGCCATTGTTGTTTAGTTCAGCATCAAATGCAAATCTAGCCCATGCCCATTCGCTGGCATGTATGTCTTTGGGTTCTATGCCCACATCTTGATATATTTTAAACCACAGTGGCAATGTGCCTCTTTTTACCCACCAGACTTTACCACCAACACTTTTGATCATTTCAGCTTCATTCACAAAACGCACATCTGGAATCACCCAGTTAATCTGTGGATTGTCTATGATTCTTTTTTTGGTCAAACTGACCCATATGCCATCATAAAAACCATTACGCATGCATTCTGTGCCAAACTTTTGTAGAGCCAATCTAGGTGTTACTGTGCTGCCTACTTCTTTGCTCCAGTATGCATCAGGCAGTTCTCTCCAAGCTCTGCTTTCATCTGTTTTGCCATCCAACAGTTGTCTATCCCATTCAAACATCTGGGCCACAGCATCTTTGAGTTTGTCAGCAAAAGATATTTTTTGAAAATTGTGTTGTTCAACCAAACAATCAGCAATGGTGTCTTTGCCACTGCCTATTAATCCGCAAATTCCGATAATCATATTAAAGCACTATTGTACTTTAAGTTTA